AATGAATTTATTATTTTAAAAGTGAGGCTATATGAAACTATCTAACGAAACCCTTTCCGTTCTAAAGAACTTTGGTGCAATCAACCAAGGTATCTTGTTTAAAAAAGGCAAGACGTTGAAAACCGTTTCTTCACACAAGAACATTCTTGCTGAAGTTACAATCAAGGAAGATATTCCTGCTGAGTTCGGTGTCTATGACCTGAACAATTTCTTGTCTGTTGTGTCATTGCACAAAGACGACCCTACGTTTGATTTTGATGACAAGCACGTTGTCATTTGCGGTAACAAAGGCCGTTCTAAAATCAAATATCGCTTCTGTGAACCAACTATGATTGTAACTCCACCAGAGAAACAATTGACTATGCCAACCGCAGAGATTACATTCTCCTTGACAGGCGAAGACTTTGATTGGATTATGCGAGCTGCATCCGTGTTGTCTTCACCACAAGTTGCTATCGAATCTGATGGTAAGAAAGTCAGTATCGTAACTTTGGATTTGCAGAATGATTCTGCTCACACCGATTCTTTGGAACTTGCAGATGGTAATGGTGCAAAGTACCGCATGGTTTTCAAGACAGAAAACTTGAGCAAGATTCTTGCAGGTGCATATGACGTTTCTATTTCGTCAAAAGGTATCTCACACTTCCAACATAAGAATGTTCCACTTCAATACTGGATTACTACTGAACAAGGTAGCAAGTTCGAGGCGGCTTAATCATGGTTAAGATGTTTACAAATCCACGTGGTGAAACCATTGCAGTAAACCCTGAATTGGTTATCATCGTTACAGAAGAACCAAATGGTGCAAGTATCAAGTTCCATGGTGGCGGCACTCAAATTGTTTCTGAATCATTCCTTGAAGTTGTTGCCAAACTCAACGAGAAAAAGTAATGGCTGACCCGATTGCACGTAGAGGGTTCGTTAAGTCACTAGGCCTTGCAGGTCTAGTGGCCGTTGGTGTCAAGGGTTATCAAGAAGCAACTAAGGTTGTTTATCGTGCAGATGAATTCCCTAGTCAAGACCTTGAGAAACAACTTGAAGAAAAACCTGTACTACAATTACAGGCTACGTATGGTGAAGAAGTTCCAAACTATACAGACTATGGAAATTACCGTGTAGTTGGTTCAGGTAAGAAATACAAAGAAGGCACAGAGGTAAAAGTATCTGTGCAGATTGTACCTGGTCCTGATGGTAAACTTTACGTCAAAGAGAATGACACTTGGCGTAAACTGTGATATATTATTTTATTATGAAAGAAGTGAGTTATGGAACATTTATTGTGGACAGAAAAGTATCGTCCTAAAACTATTGAAGATTGTGTTCTTCCTGACCGCCTGAAACAACCATTTCAGGAGTATGTAAATCAGAAGAAGATTCCTAACCTGTTGTTGAGTGGCAGTGCTGGTGTTGGTAAGACTACAGTAGCAAAGGCCTTATGCAACGAAATCGGTTGTGACTTCATGGTTATCAACGGTTCAGATGAATCTGGTATCGACACGTTCCGTACCAAGATTAAGAACTATGCTAGTTCAATGTCACTCACAGGTGGTCGTAAGGTCATTATCATTGATGAGGCTGACTATCTGAACCCCAACTCTACGCAACCTGCTTTGCGTAATGCTATCGAAGAATTTGCGGTCAACTGCTCATTCATCTTTACTTGTAACTACAAAACCCGTATCATTGAACCATTGCACAGTCGTTGTGCTGTGATTGACTTTGCTCTTAAAGGCAACGAGAAGGCCCAAATGGCCGGTCAATTCTTCAAACGTATTCAAGGTGTTTTGCAAAGTGAACAAGTTGAGTATGATGACAAGGTTATTGCTGAACTGGTCAAGAAACACTTCCCAGACTTCCGCCGTACCTTGGGTGAACTGCAACGTTACAGTCAGTTTGGTAAGATTGACACAGGTATCTTGGCTCAAATCGGTAACGTACAAATCAATGAAATCACCAAGCACATCAAAGAGAAAGACTTTGGTGCCATTCGTAAATGGGTCGCAGCAAGTGACTTAGATTCTAATACAGTCTTCCGTCAACTCTATGATGCATTGTACGAAGTGATGAAACCTCAGTCTATTCCTCAGGCCGTTTTGATTCTTGCTGACTATCAGTACAAACAGGCCTTTGTTGCTGACTCTGAAATTAACCTTGTGGCTTGTCTCACAGAATTGATGGTTGAATGTGAGTTCGTATGAACGAAATCCTGTTAAACACATTTGCGTGGATTAAAGATGATTGGAAAAGTCATAGAGTTCGTTTTTGTCTTGAGGTGCTTGGTTGGATTATTTCTATTGGGTGTTCTATCACTATGGCACTCACCGTTCCAACACCACCTCTACCCGTACTTTACCCAATCTGGATTGCTGGTTGTGCTATTTACTCTTGGTGTGCTTATAGTCGGCGTTCCTTTGGTATGTTGGCTAATTACCTGCTTCTCACCACAATCGACACAATCGGACTCTTGAGGATGTGGCTATGAGTAACCCATTTGATTACGTCAATTCGGTTCTACAGAACAAGAAGAAACTGATTGTAGACGAACAAACTGAAAAGGACTACACACCATTCCTCGTTAACCGTTCTCTGTCGTACCATAAAGACTGTATTATGTACGCCAATGAGATGAATCGCCGTCACCTTGCAGATAAAAAGATGCAGTATGATTTTTTACTAAATACTGTGCGGTCTATGAAAAGACCATTTGCGAAGTGGGTTAAGTCTGAAAAAAGTGATGATTTGGAATGTATTAAACAAGTCTATGGTTTCTCAGATGTGAAGGCTCGAGAGGCTCTCCGTTTACTTAGCAAAGAACAAATCCAACAATTAAAAGAAAAAACCGATATCGGTGGATTGAGGAAGTAAAATGGTAGATTTACAAAAGTTCGTTGAGGTAAAACTCAATGAGCAGGATGACTTTTTGAAGGTTAGAGAAACGCTGACTAGAATTGGTGTTTCCTCACGTAAAGAAAAAGTTCTCTATCAATCGTGCCACATATTACACAAACAAGGTCGTTATTATGTGGTGCATTTTAAAGAACTATTCGCACTTGATGGAAAACCTTCCAACATTTCAGAGAATGATATACAAAGACGGAACGCTATTGCTAATCTGTTAGAGGAGTGGGGCTTGGTAACAATCCTTAACCCTCAGATTATGATTGACAATATTGCACCGTTGCATCAGATTAAGATTATCTCCTTTAAAGAGAAAGATGATTGGGAACTGATTGCTAAGTATAACATTGGTAAAAAGACTCCAGAATAAGATGGAGTTTCGTTATGAAAGTTGTAAAATTAAAAAATACATATACTGGTGAAGTAGTGTATTGTCCTAACATTAAGGAAGAAATCGCAAGTGAAGGTTACGTATTCGTTAAGGTATACAAAGAGGAAGAACCTCAACGTATGTACTTGGTGAACCGTAATGCTTTTGAGATTTTGACTAAATAAATTTCTCAGGGATGGGAAGACAGGTTTGCGAGTTGTACCTGCACAGAAACACCGCCTTAATTTACGAACCCACCTTAGGGCCGTTTGATGCTACGGTATAAAGGCGTCCGTGTAATTACACCCTCGATACGAAAATTCGAGCCAGTATAAGGTAAGCTGGATTGTAACGCCTTCGGGGTTACTATTTCATTAACTCGCTTAATAGGAGAAAAATATGACAAGAATGAATCACTTGCCACATCCATCTATTGTTGGTTTCGAACGTATGTTTGATGTATTTCAAAATATGGTTACAGAGAAATCGACCTACCCTCCACACAATATCATCAAAGGTGCAGATGAAAACACATACACCATTGAACTAGCGGTTGCTGGCTTTAATGAGAATGAGGTTGACATTACACTTGATAAGAATATTCTGAATATTCGTGGTGAGAAGACAGATAAGGATGAACGTGTGTTCCTTCACCGTGGTATCGCAACAAGGTCTTTCCACAAGGCCATCACTCTATCAGAAACGATTGAAGTGAAAGGTGCTGAAATGCACTCTGGTATTTTAGTTATTCATTTACGCAATAACTTGCCAGAGGAAAGAAAGCCTAAACGCATCTACATCGGTCAGAAGACCGAAAAAACACTCTTACAAGAGTAACGTGGTGGGGTCGCAATGACCCCATCTTTGCCTCTATATTATTTTAAACTGGTGTATAATATGACTATGAAAACAGACAAAAACTTTAAACTCTCCAAACAAGTTAAACGAACCATGGCAACTATTGTTGACCCTGTTGTTCGTCACGCATACAAGCGTTCTATGATTCAAGCACAGGTCGAAGGCAACCGTGTATTTGAGAAGAAGAAACGTGATGAAACCAAAGCTCGTTGAAGCTTACATGAAAACGGCGGAGACATTCGCCGAACTTTCTAGTGCTAGACGCCTTCACGTTGGTGCGGTCATTGTAAAGGATGGCCGTATCATTTCTATCGGTTACAATGGAATGCCAAGTGGTTGGGATAACAATTGTGAACACGAAGAAGAAGTTTCTGGTGGTGGTTATATTCTGAAATCTAAACCAGAGGTACTTCATGCTGAAACAAATGCTATTGCGAAACTCGCTCGTTCTACTGAATCTGGCCTGGATTCTACTCTATTTGTTACTCACAGTCCTTGCTTGGACTGCGCCAAACTTGTTTACCAGTCCGGTATCACTTCTGTATATTATCGTAATAGCTATCGTGATTCGTCCGGTGTGGATTTCCTTACCAAAGCAGGAGTAAAAGTTGAGCTTATCTAAAGTATACACTTGCGAAGTTGCAGAGATTTGTGAGAATGGTGATGCTATCATTCAGTTCTCGGATGAAATGGTTGCAGACTTAGGATGGCAGGTTGGAGATAGTATAGATATTAGTATGGAAGATGGTCAGGTCATTCTAAAGAACCTGACTAGACCTACGGAGATTAAATGATTATTATGCCAGATGATATGACAGGTAAGACAGTTGGGTTTACCTGCTCGACTTTTGATTTACTTCATGCAGGCCACATTCTAATGCTTGCAGAAGCAAAATCTAAATGTGACCACTTAATTGTCGCAATTCAAACCGACCCAACGATTGATAGACCAGACACAAAGAATAAACCGGTTCAATCTATCATTGAACGATATGTCCAATTGTCAGCTGTT